GCCCAAATTCTCCAGAGGCGATGCTTACGCCTCTTCCTCATGCTGGAAACACCCTTACAGGTCCAGTTACGCCAGTCTGATTGCTGTTGATTCTGTAGATGGCAACAGATCCAGACTTCAAAGTCACATGCACCTCATCTCCATTGATGATTGCATACTGTGAGTTAGGACAGAAGGTGGCATAGCACCCTCTGCGTGTATGATACAGTTGACAGTAACCGCTAGCGGTCACACGAACCCCCAAGCTTCCCATAATTACAACAAATTAGTTCACGACGTTTTTGCTGGTCCTTCATATAGGAACCAGTTGATCTCATTGTGTAAGTGTGCTCGTAATCATACAAACACCACTCGTCAAATCTATGTACAATGTCAGGATGATCGTTGTATGAAATCATAACTTGACAAAGACATTTTTCTACCATGTCAGCAAAGCGTTCATGATCAAACTGCTTGTGCATACCACCTTTGTGCCCATACAAAACATCTTTGATGTTGTACGGAGGATCTGCGTAGATAAAAGTTGTCTCTTCCTCATCATACAACTCAGAGTAATCCAAGTTAGTAATCTTCCAACCCTTGATCAACTGAGAGTAATCCTGAAGTTTTAGGATACCTCGCATTGAGAAGTTTGAATCTGATGCTTGTGCTGAGAAGGAGGAAGATTCAGTAAGACCGCTGAAACTACACTTATTAGCAATGTAAAAAGCAACAGCTCTGTCGGTGTCACTCTTTGTTCTGTCATTGATTACGTCCTTTGCTTGCAGAAATAGACCCTTGGCGTTGCCACGATCTGGATATCTAGATTTGAGTTCTACAAGTTTGCGTTGCAACTCGACAGGATTGTCACGCAACACAACCCAGAAATTGTACAGAGGTTCATACAGGTCATTGACCCAGATAGGAGTGCCTTTAGGAAGACGCTTTGTCATTTCCAAGGCGACACTACCGCCACCAAGAAACATCTCACGATACTCCTTGATCTCCGTCTCAGGAAGATACTTGAGCAGTTTAGTTAATGCTCTTGATTTGCCCCCTGGATACCTCAGTGGGGTCTTCAAGTTTTTTGTCATCATCAAATGGTTCACGTACAGCAGAAATTACATCAACTACGGACCATACCGCCTCTGCCATTTGACGGTATCCTACACCCACGTACATCTGACCACAGAAAACTGTGACCGTCGCAGCGCCCCAGAACCAGTAATACCACTGGGTCTTGACTTGATGCTGTGCCATGGACTTGCGTTTCTTGCTCATTTGTACTCACATTCTACCATGAGTTCGGTGAGTGCGGCAAGTAAGTTGATTTCCTGATCTGCCACAAAGGCAGATTGGTATTGGTACTTGGCAATAATCAACACTGCTTGGGGGATGCTACGAGGTGTCAGACTGCTGTAAAGACTGTCATAGACAGTACGTAGGATCGCGTTAGGATCATTGTCAAGATTTGATACGATCCACTTTCGGACAGTGGAGAACTCCTTGTCCTTGAGTGCTTTCGTAAGTTCTTCTAGGCGAACCTCACTCAGCGACGCCAGAATGCCAGTGTCGATAGACCCTGACGAGGAGTATCGCTGGAGTTCGTTGAGGACCCTTCTGAAGTCGGGGAAGTGTTTCTGGACGACTTCTGCCACAACTCGGTCAGAGAAGGTGATCTCCTCGCGTTGGAGGATATCTCGGCAACGATCGAAGAAAACTGCTGCAATCTGCTGCTTCTTCCCTCCTTTGATCCCAAAGTCCACCACGGAACATCGCGAGTGCAAGGGTTCAATGATTTTATTTTTGTAGTTGCATGTGAAGATGAATCTACAGTTGCCACTAAACTCCTCAATAGACGCCCGAAGGAGGAGCTGTACGTCGTGGGTTGTGTTATCTGCCTCATCAATGATGATGACTTTGTGTTTAGCAGTTGACGAAAACGAAACGGTCGAAGCAAATTGCTTCGCATTGTTTCGGACGGTATCGAGAAACCGTCCCTCGTCGGATCCGTTGATGACATAATAGTCTACGCCAAGTTCATTACAAAGTGCTTTGGCAACGGTTGTCTTTCCGATGCCTGCTGTTCCACATAAAAGAAGGTTAGGGATTTCACCCTTGTTAACAAAAGATTGGAATACTTTCTTTGTCTCTGCAGGGAGAATGCATTCCTCAATGGTCTTGGGTCGATACTTCTCAACCCAAAGAAATTCATCCTTCATACTTAGAATCAAGTTCGAGTGCGATCAGATACTCCAAGTCTAGAGTATCATGTTTGAAAAGGGAAGCGTTGTGTTGACTAATCACAACGGAGTAACTACCAGGCATGATCTTCAAGTTCTCAACCTTGAAGTTAAAGCAGAATGTAGCATCTGCTGTGCCCACATCAATCGCAAAGTTGTTTGAGGTATCGTTCTTCTTATCACGAACCACAACCTTGACACGCTCACCATCACCCACAACAGACACGTCTTCCACGCTGTAGACGCCTGCTGCCTTAATGATGTTAGAGATATCACTAGCAGAGAGAGTGAAGCAAACGTCCTTTGTAGGCAGTTCTACACGCTTCTCAGGGGGTTGTACGATGGTAGATGGATCAGCAAAGAAGTAGCGAGAGGTATTGCGACCATCGCTAATCTTGACACAACCATCTCTGGAAAAGTCAAACTCAGGATCATCAAACAAAGACAGACCAGAGAGGAACTCACCAAGATCGTAGATAGCAAAATCCTGGGGGAAGTCTTCTTTGACTACAACACGACCCAAGATGTTTTTTTGAATAGAGATTGTAGAAATCTCTTGTCCTTTCTTAAAGCGGATCGATGCATTGATAGAGGAGAAGTTCCTCAGGATGTCAAGAGTGCTTTTAGAAAGTTTCATAGGATTCACGCTTTGCGTTCTTATCATTAAAGTTGAGTAGGAGGACTGCGTAGTGCAGGATCTTCATAATATCACGGCGGGCAGTGCCTTTCTTATCGTAGCGAGAAGCGTACTTCAAAATATTACTACGACAGAATGCCTCACCATCACCGCAGGATTCAATCAAGTCAAGGGTTTGGATACCCTCACTAGAGTAGTGCTGATTGTAAGTAGCACTGATGTATTCTCTCAGTTCTTTGAGGATAGCGTCTTCATTGTATTTGAAATACTCACTGTTGACAGTGATGTCAACGTTACCAGTAGAGGGAGGGTAATATTCCTCCCCCATAGAACCATCTACATTGAATGTCAGAGTGTCGTCGTTCATTGCATCATAAAGTAAAGACCAGGAATTAACCATAGCAGAAAAGGAAATCGTTTACAAGAGATTCTGCTTTATCAGCACCAAAGGTGCTTTGTAGATAACCACTAACAGGATCTAGGCGCTTCATGTACTTGTCGAAATCACCGTAAGTAGAATGAACAGCAAACCCATTAGGTCGATTACATTCTAACATATCCTTGTAAATGGTCAAGTATTTCTTGAACATGTCAAGGTGTTCGTTAACTTCAGACATGGTGCACTTGGCAACATAGATGTTTTCCGAGAAGTGATTACCTGGTTCAAAGAACCTATAATCACCTTTTGCCTTAGGTAGATCTGGGTGGGAGAAAAGATAGTTCTCTACGGGATGCTGAAAGTCAAATACCAAGATGACTTTCTTCTCAAAGAACCCCATCAAGTCCATTCCAAAACAAGGTAGATTCTGACCAGTCTTAGGATAGATGATGGTGTTGTAGATACTGGACTTTTCATTCCAGATAAGAACTTCACGAGACTTATGGATGTACTTGTTTGAGTACACGTTAGCAGTGAGGGAGGTTCCTTTCTCCTCCCACTCTGCCCAAGTATCTGTGTGTTCTAGATCAGGGAAGGTGTCAAACACCGCTTCCCTGTAATCATCCCACAGCGTCTTCTTCATACGCTTTGTCCTCCACTTCTTCAAAATTTACATCAGCATCAACCTTGTCATACAGTTGCTCGAAGAGAGACTTGGTTTCTTCATCGAAACGATTGATACAAGTTTGGATTGCCTTCTCCTTACTACCAAAGATAGCGTATGCTTGAGCGATGTGAACAAGACGACGAGTGCTGATAATCTCATCGATGCCACCATCAAAGAAGGTCTTACGGATAATGTCTGCCCAGTCAACCAGACGAGCAACGAACTTCTCATCCTTACAGATGCGAGACAGAATCTTCGTCTCGACAGAAGGAGTAGGATAAGACTGCTCAAAGGTGACAGGGAAGCGCTCAAGGAATGCTTCGTTCAGCACGTTGGTGCCGATGAAGCGACCGTCTTCAGAACCCTTACCCTTAGTGTTGGCAGTAGCGAAGATCTGGAAACCTTCTGCAGGATTGACATACTCACCAGTCTTCTTCAGGAAGACACCCTTGCCTTCAAGAATTGATTGCAGGCAGAGGATTTTGTTGCTAGCAAGGTCGATCTCATCGAGAAGAAGCACTGCACCACGTTGGAGTGCTTCGATGACAGGACCGTTGTGCCATACAGTGTTACCGTCCACAAGACGGAAACCACCGATCAGATCATCCTCATCAGTCTCAATAGTAATGTTGACACGGATCAGTTCACGACCCAAGGATGCACATGCTTGCTCAACACCGAAGGTCTTACCGTTGCCAGACAGACCAGTGATGAATGCAGGATAAAAGATCCCAGACTTAATGATCTTCTTCAGATCAGCAAAGTTGCCAAAGGGAACAAACTTACTGTCAATAGCGGGAACGAGATTGTGCTGGACTGCAGGAGCAGCAGCAGGTGCCTCATAGGTCTTCTTCAGGCGCTCAACCACAGTCAGGTCCCAGGTACCACGCTTGACTTTGAAGTTGTCCAACTGACGAGTTACAGTACGATAGTTGACACCTTTGCTACGAGCAAAAGCTTTGACATCAGCAGCGTTGATGCTGTTGCCGTACTCGGATTGGATTTCTTGGATGAAGTCAGACATGTGTGTTTGTTTGGTATGTATATAAGATACTGGAAAACCCGCCTGTGTGGCGGGTCAGTGTGCCAGTTTATCAACTGATTCTGTCGATAAAGGAGGTTAGGACTTTCTTGTTTGTCGCTTTCGACTTCAAGGTTTTCCTCAGAGCAGATCTGATCTGCGACTTTGTTGCACTGTCATGAACGTCAAACTCAGCGTTATCATCCATGTTGTTAGCAGACATAATGTATTGAATGCTCCACCCTGCTGTAGTAGTGATAAAAGTCTTCAACTTCTTCCAGTCAGTGTCTGCTTTGAACCAGTCTGCAGGATCAAGCATGATGCGCTTGTAACGACCCCACTCACCAGAAGACAAGAGACGGATGTTCATGAACTCACACTCAGGAAAACGATCCTTGAGTTGATTCAGGAAGGTAGGTGTCTGATTGTATGAGACACCGAACTCATAGTTCTTACCAGTCTTGCGATCACGCAAGTAGCAGTGGGTGCTAGCACGACGACGAATAAAGGTCATGCCTTCCTGTGTGTAGTGCTTGACTTCTTTCTGATAGCACATAGGTGCACCTTCACCATCGGTCAAAGTAATGCAGTGAACCTTGTCAACTTTGTTACGTGCCTTGAACTCAGGGATGATGTTATTCATCATCACCATTGCTTCATTGAGGGGAGTGCCACCCAGGGAAAACTCATGAGGGCAACCAATGTAACCCATCACAAGAGTACAAGTGGTGACAAACAGATTCTTAATCTGCTTCTGATGCACACGATTGTTAGTTCTGCTAGACAGAATGTTAATCATGTTGAAACTATCAACACAAAGTTGCCCATTCTTATTATTAGGGTTCTCAGCATCAAACCGAACGTAATAATCAGAACGAACATAGTGGTCCGTAAAGATGTAAACATCATAGGCAATGTTTACCTTGCGACAGAAAGTAATCAGAGTGATAAGTTGCTTGACTGTGGCAAGTAGAGATGAATGCATGGAACCAGACCAGTCAATGTTAAAAACAAGACCGTGACTTTTACCGTCATTGACGATAGTAACCCGCTTGAAAAGATCTTCATTGTATTTGTAAGTATGGAGTTTGGCAGTATCAAGAACACCAGTGCGGGACACAGAAGCGCGAGA